ATATAGGCATCCGGGATGGAGTCTTCGCAACGCCAGCGCGCTCCCCTCTAAAAGAGGTCCTTAGAAACGTGGCGGTGTATCTAATTTCCATTTATATGTGTGAATTAAATAACAAACAAACAACATCTACGTGTGTAGAGGCTCAAGAAAGAGTAGAAAATCAAACTGAAATTCCCGTCGTTGAATTAAAACGGCAACACGCAGGCGCTGAAGTCTGCAAAAACATTGAAGAAGAATTGATCGAGAAATTGGGTATTCTTGATAGGTTCGACAATTATGTCGATTCCATCAGACCCCATCGTTTAATTTTGCTTTGTGTGTACTTATTTATTGCGTACGTTATCTCTACTTATACATTAGTACCTGTAGAGGCTGTTAACCTTCGGAGAGATGGAGTACCAGATGAGATAATGGATAATATCCGTGATCTTGCTGTAGTACGCCATGCAAATTTCGATCGTCGGCAGTATGAAGTACCATTTGAAGGGAACTACCAAGTACCAGCTTTCTTACAACCATTTCTTGGCGGATTGTTACCAATGACAACCTTTGTTGGTGCAATTGCATTAAGTGAATTATTTGGCTTTAGTGGTTTTTTCTTCACCTGTTGTATGATATTTTGGCCACCTTTGTTTATGGTGCTTTACCCAATTATTCTTTTGACTAGTTCATATAGGAACATGGGACCAATAATCCGCGACCATTTTCAATTTGGACCAACTTATTACTACAGATATTTTCTCAAAGATGATCTTATCGAATTTGTTAAATTCTTTACTAATTATCAAATCTTTGTGAATTACTTATTTATTTATTCTGTTAATAATGAATGGCTAGTACCATTGCATAGAAATGCAAGAGCATACAGAGATTTTTACTTGATTGTAAAATCATCCGTTGCACAACTTGCAAATTTTGCTTACAATACGTATTACCCACCATTATATGAGAAATATTTAAATCTCAAAGACCAAGTAAATAACATGTATAACAGATTTCATTCTGCTTATGTGTTAATTCCTCGTATTAGGAGTAAAATGTTGTTTATTAAAGATTCTTTACAATCAGTTAGAATCTCTATTGCAAGCAAACAGTTACTGACATCATCGCCTGTGATAGTACAACAAGTGTTTTCATGGATTGAATATGTTGGATCTTTTGTTTACACGTTATCATCTAATATTGGCTTTGCTGGTAAAATGTTAGCTTTGAATAATTTGATCAATTTACTTGGAGTAGATGTTGATTATATTAAATCTTATCTGACAAATACTATTACATCTTTATTTGAGTATAGACCAATCAGTTTAGCAGATGATGCTATGTCAATAATCTCTCAGATTGTTGATGGCGAATATGCAAAGGAGCATCCATTATTCTCTGAAGTGATGGGCTTCTTAACAACTATTATATCATTACCTGTACTTTTACAATTAAAAGATGTATCTAATCTCAAATCTGTTTTAAAAACCTTGAAGGATTTTACTAAATTTTCATCTAAAGATTTACCTTTGCTCGGAGTTTTGGCTATGACATTTGTAAAAACTCTAAGATTTGGCTATAGATTAGTAACAGGAACATTAGCTCCACCAGAACCTGCTCAGGTTCAACAATGGTGCAATAATGCTATTACCTTAATGCAATCATGTGAAGATTTCTCACAATTAATTGAAGATTCTGAGCAACCTTCTGTGGCTGTTATGAAGCTTCATGCTGCTATTTGCAGTCATAAACGAGAAGGAGAAATCATGTTGAATTCAGAAGTTTTTAGCACTGAAGTTTCTCCTGCATTGAGAGCTCATATTCAATCTCTTATCATTAGATTAGAAGTTGTTTCCAAGCGTGTTAACAAATTTGTGAATTGCACTTCAATGAGACCGCAACCAGCTTGTGTTGTTTTCATTGGTGAGCCAGGTTGTGGTAAAACTAATTTCTGTGAAATTGCCACCCAGCAACATGCTCGTATGTTTGGTATCAATTGTGACCATATTAATCGATATGAGATTAATGGTAAGGACCCTTTCTTTTCAGGCTTCTTAAACAATATGATTTACGCTACGTTGGATGATCCTCAGATGGTTGATGCTACAATAAGTGGTATTGATGAACAGCTCCAAAATCTTGGGCACATTATCAATACTAAGAAACATTTACCAAGGATGCCAGAAGCAGAAGATAAAGGACAATTTTCTATCAACTTTGTACTAGTCACTATTACTGCAAATGTACCAGGTTTTGGTATTCGTAAATACCTCACAGATCCTCAAGCTTTTGCTAGACGTACATCCTATATGGTTGAACTAATTTTAAGAGACGAGTGGAAAGATCCAGTGACTGGTAATCCAAAATCTGGAACAAATGACCATTTAAATGAAGCTTACATCATTAGACGATGGAGACCAGTTAAAAACGTTAGTGACGGTGAACCAGCCAATTCCAAATGGTATGGTTATGCAAGAATAATGTCCCCTCGTGATACTATTGATTGGACAGTTTCCGAATGGGTACAAGATTTGCGTTCTTACTATGATCATCATGTGTCTCATGAGGATGATTATGTCAAACAACTAAACGTCAAACACACTCTTTGCTCCCATGGAGTATTAAAGTTTGCGTGTGACTTGGACCATTCATCTGAAGAACTAAATGAATTGTATGAGGTTGCAGATCTTTTCACTGAAAAATTAGATCCTGATCTAGTTGTCATTGAGAAAGAAGATGATACTGCACGTGGTATTATTAAGAGTTATTCTGATAATATTTATGATGCAGCAATACCATATGCAAAACCAGTCATAGCAGCCTCATTAGCAGTAGCAACTGCAGCTGCTGGTGTCAATGCTTATAGACGAACAACAACAACTTTCGCGGAACCTATTTCTCAATGGGATAATCCTCAGCTCACACCAAACGCTTTCATGCGATCATCCACCAGAGACAGTATATTAAGTCGTGTCGATAAGTGCACAGCTACTATTGACGTTGTCCACAAAGATGGTCGCAAAGAAGGTAGTCAAGGTTTATATATTGGTAATTCGTTCTTTTTAATTCCTTTGCATTTGATTTATGATGCCATCAGTGTCAAAGTCAACTGTGATAGGGACAGATCTACTTGGCCTGCTGAGATGAAACCAATCTTTTATGATGTTGGTGATGATTTAGCATTGCTTTGGTATCCACGTTGTTTACCTAAGAGTGATGGTTTGTTATCCTACCTTTATGATGGACAATTGCAAGCACATGCTAGTGGATTTATCCGCACTGGTTATGGTTTAGAACCGCTCAAGAATGACAATGTTTATGATGTTAACAAACATCCTAGAAGGATCACTTACAGTTTACCAAATCGCGAATTTATCATTCACAATTCACTTGAAACCAATTCTATTATTGGCAAGAAAGGAAATTGTGGGAGTGCTCTCATATTGGATATTGGAGGAAAAGCCATTGGTGTTTGTGGCATTGTGATTGCAACATCATCAATGTCAACTTACTTTGAAATCCCCAATGTTGGTAGAATTCGAAAAGCAATGCAGGATCATCCAGACTTGATTCCAGCTTTACCAATTAGTGGTTCAGACTATACTGAATATTCTTGGAAAAGCTTCAAACCAGTATCCCGTGAAATCAACAAGAGGCGATGTACTGGCATGTACATTGAAGATGGTTGTGCAAAGTTCGTAAGAAATCTTGGCGATCGTTTTGTTCATAGTGGTGGAGCAACTAATTCTTGTCGTAAGACAGAGATTGCTGATGATTTACCATTTTTAAATGCTGACCAATTTGAACCTCCTATTGTGAAAACAAAGAAAGTAGATGGTGTCTACGACAATGAACATTCTGCTCAAAATAGATCTGCTTTTCATAATATGAGTCAGAAACCAACTTTCGAGGATTTGGACTTATGTAAGAGAATCGTTGATGAAATGGAAGAAGAATTATTCGACTGTTTCACACGAAATAAATGTGATATTCGACCATTGACTTTGCATGAAGCTATCAATGGTACTGAAAATTTAGAAGCACTCAATTTTACGACATCATTTGGTTTTCCATTTATGGGACCAAAAACGGAGCAAATGGAAGTAATTGAACCATATGTTCCGGGTGACAAGAAATTGTATAGATTAAAACCTGAAGTGGAAGCAGATTTTAACAAGATGATGGAGTTGTCCAAACAAGGTGAAGTTATTGACTTTCCTTATCTGGATACAGCAAAACAAGAAGTTGTTAAACCATCTAAGAATGCATCTGGTGATATTAGGTTTTTCTGTGGAGCATCTTGCTTTACGACCCTTAGAGATAGAATTCTTTTTGGTTCTATTGTAGGTGCTTTTAAGAAACATGGTATTGAATTAGAATCTGCATGGGGTTATTCGACAGAAGATGATTTCTGGACTAAGATGTGTAATATCCTTAGTAAACACGGTTTCTTGAGAGGAGCAATCGCAGGTGATTTCAAAAAGTTCGACAAATTCGTGCCACCAGAAGTTGCGATAATGCTCTTCAACATGTTGGTACGTTTGAACTTGAGAATGAATAGTGCTTTCTATGTATTTGAAAAGTGTTTCAATGTTGCTATTTCTGAAGGGGCTTTTCCTTCAGTAGCAATGAGAGGTGATGTATTAAAGTTATTTGGAATTAATCCTTCTGGAAAATTCACTACAACGTTCTTTAACATTCTCTTTAATAAATTTCTTCATAGATATGGTTTTTATAAAATGTTTCCTGAACTTGATTATAAAGATTGGGTTGAGTTCTTTTTCTTTGGTGATGATTCAGTTGGAACAAGTGGTTTACCAGGTTACAACCAGGCTACATTAGCGAAAAAGTTTGCAGAATTAGGAATCACTTACACTGATGCTAACAAATCAGCAGTTACTACAGAACTCACTCCACTCAATGAATTGATTTTCCTTGGACGAGGATTTTGGAAATTTGAAAACTACTGGCTAGCACCACTCCGTGGTTCGGCATTTGTTAAAGGTCTTTGTTGGTTGTCTCCAGCTACCAAAACCTCTGAAGCAGACAGGATGGTCAGTTTATGGCCACCAATTGCTATGGAGATAGCTAAATTGTTGATCACGAATGCTGATCTTGATTCAGATCAAGCTGATGTTATTGAAAACCTAGATGATATTCTTGATGTTTTGAGAGAGAATTACCCAATTGAGTTTGTTGACCCTAGAGAAGATCCAGTAGGTTTGTTCAAATCCAGATCACCACTGTACTGTGATGATGTTGTGGTAACAACTATTGATGAAGATCTTTTAATGGATCTTGTGACACCTTGTTCAGGACCACCAACAACTTCATCAGAAGAAGTTACCGACTCAAATCCTGTGGTTGATTATTCTGATATGTCTGCACCAATAACAACTATTCCTCCTAAAGATTTAGTGTTCACTCCAAAATTGGACCCCTTGATTGAACCTTCCCGTATTTTCGAGAGACCAGTTATTATTGCCCAGAATGTTTGGGCTAGTGGAACCAATCACAACGTATCATATGAACTAATGAAGTTGTATGTTCTTAACAATGTAGTTAAGCGAGTCTTAGCTTACTACAAGCTGATGCGTGCAACTATGCTTGTTAAAATAGTGTCTAATGGAAATATGTTTACATGTGGTAGATTAGCTATCGGATATATTCCTGTTCCGGCTTTTGCTCAAGCACAAAGTTTTACTTCAACCAATGATCAATCTGCTATTGCAGATAGAATCACTCAGCTACCAGGACCATCAATGGGATTAAATGCAGGGATGAGTGAAACTGTAGAATTTGAAATTCCTTATATGGCTCCTCAAACATGGATTGAACTTAGAAGAATGGAGTCTGGTAGTAGTTCAACGTTTCAACGTAATGATCTTCACATCCATTCATACGCTCCTTTAAGAACATCAAATTCTTTACCATCTGAAGTTACCTATACTATTTTTGTATCCTTGAAAGATGTGCAATTAGCTGGTCCTACAACCAACGCAACTCCTATCAGTGGACCTGACTCAAGAACTATTGAACTACAAGAACACGGTATGGTTTCATCAGTGTCATCCAAAGTTGCATTAGCTGCTTCTACGCTTGCTGATGTACCAATTGTTGGACAATATGCTGGCTTGACCAGGGATGTTGCTAACACAGTTACTAACGTAGCAAAATTCTTTGGTTATTCCATGCCTGAATCCACAGCTCCAAAAACTGAAGTTACCATTGCGGGTGTTGATAGTTTAGCTCTCACATCTGGAATATCTAACTCAGGACTTCTATCTTTGGACCCAGAGTACGGAATAAGCCAAGATCCAGCTATCACAAATACTGGAAAAGAGGACCAACTAGCTTTTGGAACTATTGCTGGTAGATGGTCATTGTTAACCACCGCTACAGTTCAGACTGGAACCGCTCCTGGAACAGAAATATTGAATTTCCCAGTTCATCCTATGAATTGGCATGTTCCAACCATTGAAGCAACTACGCTTGGCTATCCAAACGCTATTACATTCTGTGCTTATCCTTTTAGAAATTGGACAGGTCCAATTGAATATTGTATTTGTCCAATTGGTTCACCATCGCAACGGTTTCGATTTGCAATTAGTTATAATCCGAATAGTAACATTCATACTGGGACTTTAACTAATGAACAGTATACTGTAGTTGTAGATATGGAACCCGGTAAACACACCACAGTAGTTGTTCCTTGGATGGCAGCTACTGCATATCTCAACGTCCAACATCTAAACCCTAGTGGTGATGTGGGTGTTGATACAACAGAACCATATAACCCAACATTCCATAATGGAACATTGGCAGTAACTGTTATCAATCCTTTGGTTTCTCCTTCTGAGACAGCTGAAATTGATATTTTAGTTTTTGTTAGAGCTGGCAAAGGGTTCGAACTTGCTGCACCTATGAATGAAGTTCTTCAATATGTTACTCCAATTAGTGGACCATCTTCTGATGAGATTGATGCTATAGAAATGGGGCCAGGATTTGATCAACATAGTTACGAATTAAACCCACAAGCTTACTATGGTGAAAGGATTGTTTCCTTTCGTCCTATGGTTAAAAGGTTTAATTACCAGTGTTCGGTGACCACAACTGATTCAACATTCAATTATGCAGTTAGAGGAATAACATGTGCTCATTTTCCTTTACCTTTTGCTAATCCTGCAGCATATACAGCAAAACTAGCAATTTCCACACCACCTGTATTATCTAACAATAGGTTAGCTTGTAATACTACATTTATAGCATACATATCACCAGCTTTCCAAGGTAGGAAAGGATCTATGCGCTATAAAGTAATTTGTCACTCTAGATTAGGCGAAACTGGACATATTCGAGCATTTCGAGGAGTCTCACCAAATGATGGTGTCACTTTTCAAGATATTCCCTATTCCTATGTGGTCGAGAGAAATACTTTTGGAGGAATTACTAAAACAAATAATGGGCCAATGCTTTCGTTCAATAGTGGAGCTATTGCAACGTCAAAATCAGGTGATAAACTTGAATTCACTGTACCATTTTACCATATTAATAAGTATGCTCCTACTAACTATGGTACAACCAAAAACACAATGGTAAATGATCATTTTGCTATTGAAGCCATCGGAGCTATTAATTGGGATTGGGACCAATATGTAGCTGGCGGTGAAGATATCGATTTTGTATTGTTCTTGTGTGCACCTTTATTTATGGCTGGCACAAGAAATATTTAATCCAACTGTGATCGATAATATAGATCACGATGCACAAAC